CCTTTTTCTCTTCTGTCACGGTGAACGTCCTTCTGCCGTTCTGCGATGATCGCTCGTTCCATCTCGGCGAGGGCTGACATGATCGTGACGACGAATCGACCTTGGTACGAGGAGGTGTCGAGGTTGAGATCGAGCATGACGATTCTCCAGCCATTTGACCCTGCCCTATCGATGATCGAGAGGAAGTCCTGCGTGGACCTAGCCAGACGGTCGATTCTGGTGACGAACAACGCTTCAGCGTCACCGCGGTCTAGCCGCTCGAGAGCGCCGCGTAGGACTGGACGGCCTTTGATGCTCTTACCAGACCGTCCTTCCTCACGGAGAAGCTCCACTTCGTCATATCCGGATAACGCGGCGGCCCTTCTAAGGTCCCTTTCCTGCGCGTCGAGGGACATTCCGTCGTTCACCTGCATCGAGGTAGAGACGCGAGCGTATAGTAGAGCTATCTTCTTTTTTGGCCCTGTATCCACGGTCTTTATACTCCTAGAGGCGGTCTTTTGTACAATTCAAAGCGTACAACTTTAAGGTCACGGATGTATGAAATACCGTATCACGATAGTGGCCACACCCAGGCACTTTGTAGGGCTGACAAATCTATATCAGAAACTGTCAGAAATATATCATTTATGGTGTCAGTTGGCCGCTTTTGCCGCTTTTTCAGCCCTACGCTGCCGAAGTAGCTCGAAGTCCTTGACTTTGGTGTCTCCCATGTACTCCCAGGCAAAACCGTCGGCAATTAGCGCGTGGTTGAAAGATTGCTCGGCTCCGTCAAGAAACAGCCAGCCGAGGATTCTACCGTACTTTTCCGAACTGTCGAGCTTCTCGGTCTTGATGACGACGGACTTGGCCGAGTCGATGGCCTTCTTAAGGTAATCCTTGCATTCGAGGCCCAAAACCTTCTCCACCTTGTCGGTCGTCCGCGACTCAGGGGTGTCGATGCCCGCCAGGCGGACTCGAGACGAGAAAGTGATATTAAACCCGAGATCGATGTCGACGTCGATGGTGTCACCGTCTACAACCTTGGTCACGCGCTTTACATAATACTCGTACATCTCTAGATTCTAACTTGCTCTGTCTAGGTTCACTTTTTCAGCCGCAGTTATTGTAGAATAGAAAACAGAAAGAAAAGAGGCTTCAATGGACGAAAAGAAGGCGATCGTGTTCGTGCTCGATGATGGGTACGCCGATAAGGCTCTTTCGGCGATTTTGGACGTGTGGGGGTTCTCGGGCAAGAAGTACCCGGTTTACATTATGCACGGGAACAACCTGAGCCAGAACTCGAAGTTCAGGATACGAAAACTTGCTGACACTCACAGGATTGACCTACGGTTCTTCGACGTGAGCTCTAAGGGCGGGATCATCAGTGGCCTGAAGACAAAAAACCACATCTCAGTGGTAGCGTACGCCAAGCTTCTTCTTGGTGAGCTTCTCTGGGAAGGCATCAACTTCGCCTATTATTTCGATGCCGACATTCTTGTCCTACGTGATCTAAGCGAGCTGTTTGCAATCGAGCCAACAAAGGCGATCGCTGCCGTAGACCACAGGCTAGACTCCGAACGAGGCAGGCTGCTCGGCACTAACGGCAGATACCTAAACAGCGGAGTTATCGTCGCCAATCTCCCGAGATGGAACTCTGTCAACACCATGAAGATGTTTGAAGAGGCTATCAGAGTTCACTCTCACAAATTTAAGTTTAATGACCAAGACGTGTTTGCAGTAGCTTTAGACGAAGAAACAGACCACCTGCCGATCGAGTACAACTTTATGATGCACCGATGCAACGAGTATCTAGTAGAAGACGGTGAACTAGACTGGGACCCAGAAAAGATCAACCCGGCGATCCTCCACTTCATCGGGCCGACCAAGCCATGGAGCGCAAACTCGCACGGAAAATCCCACAAGATGTGGCGAAAGAGAAACAGTTTGATCTAATTTTTGGCGGTGTACCCAGGTGAAACATTATTATCTTCCGTCAATAGTTACATTTCCGTAATAAATGTGGTAAGGTCTAATTAACAGCTCCCCCATACGCTCCCTTTGAGAGGACTGCCCCCACCATGAAAATCGTAGGTACCTTTTTACTTTTTACAGGTTTGATGCTCTCAGGTGGCGCAGTTCAGCTATCAACAGTGTCAGCACAAACAACTCCACCGCCGCCTCCAGTAGATCTTTCAGGCGTCGACTGGGTTGGCCTCGCGCGCCTCGTGCACGGGCCGTGTGGAGAATATCGCGATCTTGCGATCAGCGTCGGCTGGCCAGAGAGCGAATGGAAAACTCTCAGCCGCGTCATGCATCGCGAGAGCAGATGCAATACAAGTTCTTTCAATAGGAAAGACCCTAACGGCGGAAGCCGCGGGCTAATACAAATCAATGGCTATTGGTGTCGCCCAAGCCGGTACAACAAAAATGGTTGGCTTCAGGATCAGGGAATCCTCAACACGTGCGAGGACTTATTTAACCCTGAGACTAACCTTCGTGCCGGACTAGCGATGTTTAACTATAGCAAGGTGAAAAACAAGTGTGGGTGGCGTCCCTGGGCTACCCGGTGCACTAAATAGAGAACGGAGTAATAATGTCAGTCATCAAACTTATATGGGTAGTTCCTGCACTATTGATAGCTTCAATCTACGGAGCGATCAGTGGTTCGGACAATTCAACAAAAACAATATCGGTACAGCCAGTAAGAATCGACGCGATTGACTTTACAACGACAACGACAACAACTCTCCCTGCGACAACAACCACCACTGTCGTAACTCTCCCAGAAAACTTCTACATTCCAACGATCCCTGCAGATGTTCCTTGCCAAGAATGGGCGCAGACTGCTCATGCTGCTGGGTGGCCACTGCATCTATTGCCTGAACTTCTGCGCGAGGTCTGGTCAGAGTCTCGTTGCCAGAACATCATTGAGGGTCACAAAAACTTCAACGGCTGGGATCGTGGGCCCCTCCAAATCAACCAAGTCTGGCTCAACGAGATCGAAGACAAGTACGGAAGCTGGGAGTACGTCAAAGACCCGTACTACAACTTTGCGTGGGCATGGGAAATGTACAAGTGGTACGACGCTCGTGGCTGTGGCTTCAAGCCGTGGTCACGCCCTTGTAAGGACTAAACGTAGAAAGGAGAAGACCCGCCGTCACCTCCGAGCGGCGGGTACTTCCCCCTAAGGTAGCGCTTAGAACTAAGACGCTAGAATTTGATTTTTCAGCCGTCCCTATTAAAGAGTCTCCTTTCGAAGTTACAGCGGATAAATCATTTTCACTGCGTCATTTAGATCTTGGGTTCTTGCCCTTCTTCTCAACAGAGACATGAGTGCGCAAAGGATCGCCAGGGGCAGTGCGCGTTCTCTTCTTTCCAGCCTTCGTGCCAGGGACAGTCTCGGTAGCGCCGGTCAACGGATTCACTCGAGTGCGCGAACCGCCGTTGCCACTTGACTTCTTCTGCTTACCCATCGTCAGCTTACCTTTCTGGCACGGAACTTTCCGACGGCATGATCATTGATATGACCGTCGATCTTTTCTTCAATACGACCAAGCGCGTCAACAACCATCGCGTGATCACGAACGTTTTCCTTGCGACCCTTTTGAACAAGAGCAGCAAGAACGCCGCCAACAGCAGCGACGATCGCTACGATGATCGCTTCCATCAGCCGAACATCTTCTTCCAGGTGACAGGTCCAACAACGCCGTCACCCTTAAGACCGTTCTTATTCTGCCAGTCTTTTACAGCGGCGGCGGTTACGTTGCCAAACTGGCCATCAACAAGTTTCACACCGACAATCGCCTGCACGAGCTTCACCGCAGCACCGGTCGAACCCTTCTGCACGGGTGAACCAGGGTAATCAAACTTCATGCCGCCAGAAGCGACAGGAGCGGTCGCTGGAGCCGCGGCAGGGGCTGCGGCGGGAGCTGCCTGAGCTGAACCGTCAGGAGCGTTGTCGCCAAGACAGTACTGCCAGTGCCAGGCCTCGTACTCCTTCGAGCTCTTGTCAGCCGTCTGAAGATAGAAACCGTACTTAGGAGCGTTCGCGCACATCCAGTCAAAGCACGCTCCACCCATCGCGGTCAGTTTCCCACCTACGTCGTAGCCGAGGTCAATCGCAAGACCCCAACCGTGATTAGAACCTTTCACACCGGTCGGATCCGGAGCGGCACTAGGTGCCTTGCCTGGCTTCAGGTACCATGTCTTACCTTCGTACTGACGGGTAACCTGCGGAGAACGGCCCTGATCATTGAGAGCGTAACGATCATTGAACATCTTTAACTGGCCTTCAAACGAACGGTAGTCGCCAATGTTCTTTAGTTTGAAACCAGCAGCAAGAGCAGCGTCGTACATCTTGTTGAACTGCTCAGCAACTGGCGCGTACATCTGGCCGCCCGTCTTAACCTTCGCGAGCACCGAGTCAGGCAACTGCCCGTTCTTGTACTGCTTCAACGCGGTTGGCACTACTAGTTTGATAAAAGGCAGACTCATTACTCTGATACTCCCGTAAAGTGAGGTGGGCGGGTTGGTGATGTTATTCTTCATCATAATCCGTCCGGAGAACCGTCATTTTTCAGCCGCAGTTATGGTGGTATACGAGGGAGAGGACAAAGAGGATAGGATAGAACAATGAAGATAGATCTATACGACGG